GTAGCGCCTTTGGCTAAAAAAACACGTTGTGAGCGGCTTCCTTTAGAGCTATTGCATCGAACACAACAGGCAACCATATTGTTAGGATCGTAAGCCATCTCAGGTTCTGACCTACTGACTGGCACGATATGGTCCACGGTAGTTGCATCAGGTGAGTAACAGTACTGGCAGGTGTACTCATCTCTAGCTAATACTTGTAAGCGAACTAGCTTGTACTTACGTTTACTCCTTGGGTCTCCACGCTTTGTACTCATTTAGTAATGCCCATGCTTCTTATGATATGCCAATGCCTTACAACCATCACCATCATATCTACGATCTAAATATTTGAGGCCAAGGTCTATCTGTTTATATGGATTAGTCTCAGTCATCTTTAGTAACTGTGGTATGCCTCTAGCACTACTGTGTTTATTAGCTGCTTTATAATTCCAATGAGACTCTAAACGCCACAATATAACAACACATCTATATTGCTTGTCATTACCTATTTTCATATGAGTATATAACTTATATAGCTCTATCTCTTTATTATCTTTTGCTTGCGCTGTTGGTATTGCCGTAGCAATACATAGCGCGGCCAATAGCACCAAACAACGCCTGCGAGCTATCCGCCTCAGCGGCTCGCCAGCGTGCATGGAGCGTACCGATAAGGTCAAATACATTGCAAGTTTGAGCGCACTCTTGGGCGTGTCTAAGTGGTTATACATACCTGTGGATAACGCATGTGGATAACTAATCATTAACGTACCCTACCTAATTTCATGTTATGTAACGCATTTGTAGCTGTATCTCCCATAGCAAATAGGAAAGTTTGGAAGCTTATTGCCTTAGGGTTTTCATTTGGACGTTCAAATTTCAACTCAGGTTGTGTTGCCATGATTGCATCAGCTTTATCCCACAATTCAGCAAACCATTTGCTACGCGATACCACAAGTAAAGCCATCCCATTATTGTTTTGTATGAATTTATGCACCCAAGGAGTTACGTTACTAAATGGCGGATTCATCCAAACCAACCCCCCCCCCACTCTTGGGCTAGTCCATCGTCAGCCTGGCTAAACCAACGCTTAGCAGGTATCCAAGGTATCCCATGAACAGGGGCGCATACGTCTATATCAAACTCTAGGCCCATCGCATCGAATAGCCATTTCGGTGTGTAGTAATCGTTAGTCGTTACCGACTCGCTTACGTGTGTAAATAAGGCTAACTCGCTCATGATTTACCAGCCCATCCATCGCCTTTAAACTCGACTCCAGGGGCGTGATAAACCTGCCTCATAGCCATACCGCAACACATAGGCATCGTTTCCTCATGAATTGATCGTGTAAGGGTCATGCGTATATTGCATGCATCGCATGTGTACTCATAACTAGGCATCGGCTACCTCAACCATTGCTACGCCCATAGCACTACATACGGTGCATTGGAGTACATGCACATTAGGTGGCAATCTGTCAGTTACTACCCGTATAAGCTGCTTAGTTATTTTCTTGCATAGCCTGCACTCATATTGTACTTGTTGCATAATTGCTCGCTCCAAAGTATCGCATCTCAAATAGGTCAGATTGATTGACCCAGTAATTACCCTGAGCCTCTACCTTATATTTAGGTACTTGAATCATAGGTATAGGCATCCAGCCTGCTATGTAGTACTGGGGCATTGTGCCAACGACTAGCACAGCTACATCAGTTCTACGATCATCAGGAAATATAATCAAATGCCCTGATTTATGGCGTGTGTGTTTGACCTCGATATTATCGCCAACGTCAGCTACATCTCTAAAGGTGTTGAACCTAGGCATAAAGTCCTTGATACCACGGTAATAGGCCACAACACATTCAGCAGCTGCGCTATCAGCTTGTACTGATACAAACTCCATAAATGTGATGTGATTGCGTTCCACGTGCCAATTACGTTTAGTGGTCTTGCTTTCATATTGGCGTTCATAAGCCATGGCCCGTGTGAACCCTGCAGCTACACACATTTTCTGTGTTTCATAGTCCAGGGTTATTGGGATCATGCTAGACATTTACCACACATCCACAGCACACCCAATGTGCCGCTTTCGTCGGTGATTTCACGCCCAAACTCGGTTATCTCATATGACTGGCAACCATCACAGTATGTAAGTCTGCCTAGCTTTAGGGCATCGCCATTTTGTATACGTACTGCGTTGCCATCAGGAAATACTGCCTCGACGTAGCCCATTAGTTGCTCGTGTCTTTGATGACTACGCGAAATGCCAAGGGAGTACGGCCCTCTTGTAGGCGCTTATCTAACTCATTAGTGATAATGAATAACGCTTCAGTTAGTTGTGCCTCAGTTGCGCTTTCAACCGTTAGATCGCTAATTAATTTCATCGCATTACCCACTTACCGTTTGCATCCACAGTCATCCATCTAGCCTCACATTGTTTAGCCTTGACCTTTTCAGGGCAAAAATAGCCCTGCCATTCCTTGCCAGTCTTGGCGCTTGTGCCTTTGTTGTGAAGCATGTGACCATGCATGCAGATTGGAGACTCAGGCATTGGAGTTGCTCCTAGTGTCTCAACCACCGTAGCCATAGCATCGGCAAATGATGGTATGCCTGTATCGCGTATTGAGTCATCGCTCTTTACGCTAGGTATCTCACCATGCTTAGTTTCCCATATGGCGTTGTGCTGGTCAGCGCGTACCTGTGCAGAATCTAGGCGCTCTACAGCTTCCATATCCTGACGTGTTGGCCGTGAGTCGCTAGGGGTAAGCAGGCCAATAACTCGGCCAATCGCTGACGTGCTACATGTTTCGATAAACCAGCGCCCACCTATTTTTTGCTCAGATCGCATCTCAAATGCGTAATCAATAGCTGCAGGCGTTGCATCCTCATTTGTCCTAAATGCCAAGGCCTTCATCAGTATGTAGCCAGTCTTTAGGTCCATCTCTACAATTTCAACCTCAATACGGCCAGTAGGAAACTCAGCTCTAAAGCGCTTGATGCGAGCGTTTACATCCTCATAATTATCTAGAAATGTAGCCATTAGAGTTTAGCCCTATCTGCTATAGCTGCCGATATTGCACGGCCTCTTACGTAGCCCTCGCTGTGTCCATCCTTGAAGCCTTTAGCATAGGCAAATACTGCCCCTAATCCGCTTGCAATAAGGCCATACAAGGCCATCATCCATAAACTGTAAACTGTCATTACTTTGCCCTTACTGTTCGCCCCTAGCCCTTTACTAGGCGTTGGCTACAGTATGAAGTGACTGGCAGACATGTTGCAAGTATTTAGCCTGCGCTCGGCGTGTCGGCAGGCTTATTGCTTACTTTCCAACAGCAATCTGTATATCTCATCTACTCGGACCTCAATACGATCTACGCGCCCTCTAAGGTTATGGCCGCCGTTACCGTCGGGACGTAATTCACTTAGGTAATACTTGACTAAATGGCGCACCAACCCAGCCGCGGCTCCTAACAGCGTGCAAATGCCTACTGCTACGACCATCCACGACTGGGCCAGGGTCATTTACTTAGCGCCTACGCCAAAATTCTTATCCTTAGGGTCAATTCCTCTAAGAATCGGTGCAAGTGCAGCTGCTATAAATGCATTGGCTAACACTTTAGGGTCAGTAATACCTGACATATAAAGCGCACCTACGCATGCAAGTGCAGCACGTGCATATGATGCGAGCGCTGCAATAATCTGTTCCTTCATGGTTATCTCCTTAGCGCCCTTAGTTTACTTGGCTTAGCACGTATAGATTAGCGGTACCTGTGCTAGTCATGGCATATAACGCTTCATGATCTCCTACATTTATTGAAATTTTATCGCCGTTATCAAGCTTGTAGCCGTTAGCCACGGTCAAATCACTACCGCCAATGTAGAGCGTGCCACTAGAGCTGTGAAGCCACACCGTTTGGTCAAATATATCTTCAGGTACAACTATGGCAGCCGTTGTGGTGACGGTCTTCACCGCTGATTTAGGCATGGACTAACTCCAATTTAGTAATCAACGCCGCCACCTTGGCAGCATCTAAAGCAATCTCAAAGTGCATCTCATCGTACCTGCTCTTGTATTCGCCACCCCAGCGTAAACCGTATTTGCGAGCTAAGGCCAAAATCATTGGCACTTTAACGCTGTCAAATGTACCTATCCTACCTAACGGGTGTTTGGAAGCATTTAGATCAAGTGCAGTACCTGAGCTGTGATTACTGAGTTTGTCAGTACTGCCGCGTACCATGCGATAGCAATAGCCCCAGTCATCGGCTGAGCCGTCTATAGACTCTATCAAATTGTGAAAGTCTGCAGCAAATGCAATAAGCAACGGTGCAACCTTTTCGGCGCATGCCAGTTTTACCGTAGTACCTGGCACGGTGTAAGACTTTATGCCAATCTCGTTACGGTCTTTAGATGCAGGCCAGCCGTTATAGCTAGTTTGGGACATTATGCGACGCATCCTCACATGTCCACCTGCATGTTGTTTCATCCAGTATTGCTACATCGTGGCATTTAGGTGCAATAAAAGCATCTCGTACAGCATCGTATGTATAACCTATGCCAGCGTAATTCTTGCGGATTCTGCCGTTATACGAAGTTTGCACGTAAATTTCATCAAACTCTAAACGCCACTGCGCATAAGTAGTTTCGTATTCATCGCCAACAACAATAACCTGCGTAACAATATTATTTTCAAGTTTTGCAAAGTGTGCCATTAGAATGTAATCGTTCCACTAGCGGAAGCTGTTATCTGATAAACACGATAACCACTTCGAGTTGGTTGTGTATAAGTTAGACTGGTAAGAGTTGCAGCTGCAAAAGTATCAGGGTAGGCAATAATTACTAGACCAGAACCACCTGCGCCACCTATACCGTTATTGCTGCCGCCGCCGCCTGATCCTGTATTTACTGTGCCTGCTCCTGGCGTTCCTGTGGTTGTAGCGTTTCCACCACCACCTGATCCACCTGAACCAGGACTATATCCAGTGTCAGTAGCTCCACCACCGCCGCCTGCGCGTGTTGTAGATGATCCGTTAATTGATGATGCAGTTCCTGCTCCACCATTACCGCCAGTTGTGCCAGATGCATTTGCACCTACAGCGCTAGAACCACCACCACCGCCGCCAGGATAAGCAGGTGCTGCTTGATTACCGTTACCGCCAGCGAAACCTTGTGCTGGTGAAGTTGAAGGTGTGTTACCTGCTGCACCTAATGTTGCAATAGCGGAGGCTCTTGCACCGCCACCACCTGATCCGCCTGCACCAGCGTTTTGCGTATTGACTTGTCCACCACCACCACCCTCGGCAGCCGTAATACTCGAAAATACTGAGGCATTACCTTGTGCGCCTTTGGCAGTTGTGTAATTGCCGCCAGCGCCACCTGCGCCAATCGTGACTGTGTATGCCACTCCCGTACTTACTGCAAGAGTTGATTCGCGGTAACCACCTGCACCACCACCACCTGATGATGCACCACCGCCACCTGCAATAACTAAGTACTCAACGGAAGAAAGAACATTTGGCTTAAACCCAAGAATGCCAGTAGTAATTGTGCCAATCATTATGCGACTGCTCCCACTATGTACCATGTATCACTTGCAACCTTGATGCAGGCAGCGCTCTTATATTGTCCAAGTGTGGGAGCTGCAGCAGTTGCGCCAGCGCTGAGTACGGTGGTTGTACCGCTAGTAACCGCTGAAATGGTGCAAGTACCCGCGCCAATGTTGAGTACGGTGATAACGCTTCCCACGGGTATGGCCGCCGTGGCGTTGGTAGGAATCTTGAACGCTATAGCTGTTGCCTTGTTCATCTGTTGTAAGACTTGGTAACTATCCGCAAGTACTGCCGTGTAGTCAGTAGTAGCTGTTGTATTGATGGTAAAGGCAGGGAGTCCATTCCATAATGTAGAGGTAACTACATCCCCTGTAACTGCTGGCCATGTTGCCATTTATTGCTCCTTAGTAACTAAATACGTTGGTACCAAGTACCCCGTATTGTGTCCCGATAATGAACCCATCAATTATGGGCTCTAGTGTAGTAAATGAAACCTTCCAGTTTCCAGGTCTTATATACATTGACACGCCAAATACTTGCAGCGTCTTTGTAATGGCTGATGCCCCTGGCTGATTTGTTGTAATTGTTACGTTGTCAAAGAAATCTAAACTTAGTGCAGCCTTTATGCCTAAATCGTAATTATTGGTATATAGGTCTAGCTCTAATAAATCGCATCTAATGCTTGTCTCAGCACGACTAGCAACGTAGGCAAGGGCATAATCTTTAGCCACGGTCGTAGTTTGCATAAGTAGATTCTGTTGGTTATAGCTGTGTATAAAATACTTATCTATGCTGGCTGTATTAGTTGCAGTCTGAGTTGCAAGGCCAGTAGCTGTAATGCTGGCTGAGTTGAATATGAGCGTATCGTCTAGTTTCCATACTGCGTTGCTATAGGCGATATTTGTGCCATCATCATTGAATACTGTGGGCGTATTGGCTACTGAGCTAACCGTAACCGTGCGATCTTGAAAGACAAACGAACCTGAGGCGTTTACGTATATCGAGCCATACTCACTTGTTGTGGCGGTTTGCATCGCTGCTAGCGCCGTGCGAGCAGTCCCAGGGTCTGCCTGCAACGTTGTAAGGCCTGCATCAATATCGCGCATAGTAGATGGCCAGGCGATTTGGTCTAAAATTTGGTTTACCCGTGTGCCGCTAAGGTTTCCAGCTGCTGCACCTGTCACCGTAGAAATCTGTGCATTTTGTGCAAGGCGCATGGCATCTACTGCCGTGATAGTTGTATAAGCCAATTCACCTGCGTTACGTGGCGTAACCGTGTTATAGCCTGTAATGAAACCGCTAAAGATTGGATAAGTAACGCCATCATAGGTGGCTGTTATCTGCACCTTGCGCATAGGGCTAAGCAGGTTGTAGTAAGGCCCTGCCGTATTCTGTGGGTTGAAATCGCCATTTTCATCTACAATACGTAGGCTTAGCGTGCCAGTTTGGAATACATCGCTAGTTGCGTTACGGCCTCGGCTTGTAGAAATCGTATCTACTTGATCTGACACATCCACGATAACGCCAGCACTATCGGCAAATACGTTAGTGCCTAAAATACCTTGGTCAATAATCATCGCCTGAGCGAAACTAGGCCCAGTACTAAAGTTAATGATGGCATTGATTACGGGTATGGTCATGATGCGGCAAGCGCCCCAGTCTTGAATTGTGACCAGCCCCTAGCGTTGATTTCCTGCAGCGCTTGTTGCACTACATCAACCACCCCCTGCTCATTAGTAATTGTGCCAGCGCTAACAGTTACGTTTGCTACAAACTGCTGTGCCATACCCTGTGGCATGTAAGTACCGCTAATGGCATTGAATACCTCAGCGTTGCCTGTAGGGCCTACTGGGATGTTAGTAGCAGGCATTGTGCCACTAGATGATGCATTTGTATTTTGTAAAAATCCTGCAGGTCCTTCTATTGCGTATGGGCCTGATCCTATTTTTACAGTCTGATTAGCCGCGTATTTAGTAATTGCATCGGCTGCTAAAAATGCAGCTTGGCTAAGAGTATTGAGCGCTTTAGCTCCTGCTTCATTTTGCTCCAATATGGCTATCTTGGCCTTGATGCGAGCCTTTTCCTCTTCAGATGTGGCTGAGGCTAGGGCTGCATAAAGTCCTATACGCTCCACGTCAAACTTAGCGGCTAGTTTGCTTAGCTCTGTGTTGGCCTTAATAACTGTTGTATCTGCAATTATTGCCTTAGTGTGTTTTTTAATTACACCGCCAGCTTGTATAAACTGATCTACTGTATTGGAGCTACCGTAACCTGGCTTCATTTGAGATGCAGCGCCCATGCCAGCTATTTTTTTTATTGCCAAGCCAGCAGGGCCAATAGTTGCCAATTCTAATAACTTATCAACCCATTTAGGAGTTTTAACATTAGAACCACCTGAGACACCTATAAGTGATAAACCCACTAAAAAATCTGCCGTAAATTGAGCTAACTTTTCCATCTCTGAAGTTGTCTTAGATATGCCAGTATTGCCACCTAAATTATTCAAAGCGGTTAATAAACCTTTACCTATGATTTCTTTAGAATCAGCTGCAGCAACGGCCAATAATGCCATTTGGCCTGAGTAACCTTTTACAGCCTCTAGCGCTTGACCTTTATAAGTAGTTGTAAGTTGATCAGTTATTTTTTTCATATCGCCACTAGCTAACGTGGCTTTATCTAACTTTACGCCTAATTTACTAAGAGCTGTTGTTTGCCCTAGGTAACCCTTTGATAACGCTGTAGTCACCGAGCCCAAATCTTTAGAAGTGCCTGCAGCAACATCTAGGGCAATTCCTAAAGTCCTTTGAGATAGTGCTACGTCACCTGTGGCTGTGAGTATTCTTTGAAATGCTGGGCGTAGCTCATCATCTAATATGCCCGTAGTTTTTTGTAAGTTAGAAATATAATTTTCAACTCCAGGGGCAGCAAACGCATTACCTGTATTTTTGAGCTGTAAGGCTAAAGATCGTGCTGCCTTTTCATCAGCTGCAAATGCGTTTACTGCAGACTTGGCATACATGCCTATTGCGCGTGCGCCAAACGCTAAGCCAAACGCACTAGCTAAACCTTTGACTCCCTTAGTAAGTTTTTGTGTTGCCTTTTCTGCAGTCGTAAATGCTTTCTTGCCAGTAAATTCTGTGGCTAAATCAATCTTAATTGTTGCATCATTGGCCATTAGTTATACCCCACGGCTGCGTAGAATTTATCGCGTGATGCTTCTATGGCTTTGAGTACAGCCGCATTGGTCTTGCCGCCGTCCTCTTTCCAAGCACGGAATATGGCACGGCCTTTGAATTTACGGCTTGGTCTACCTTTACTGCCTAATTTACGAGCGTCTACAATTTCGCCGTATTGATTGATGGCTTCAATGAACATATGGCCAGCATTGGGGTTATTGCTACGGCCATAATTTTTATTTGTGCTTGTCTTATAGCGTTCGCCTGTACTAGGTATAAATACGTCTCTAGTTTTCGCTTGCTCACGACCATTAGGATTTACACGGCCTGCAGTCTCATAGATCGCACCTGCAGCACTAGCATTTTGAATACGTGCAAGTGAGCGCCAACCTGAGCGATTAGGTTTGCTTGGCGTTGTCTTATATCCAATGCCGCGCTTAGCATCTCCCGTGCTCCACTCAGGAAACTTGCCATTAACGGACGGTTTGCCCCAGCCTGATAACGGTGCATTAGATGGTATGAACCCACGGGCTTTAGCTGTAACAGGTTTGAGCAGGCCACCTATTTGCTTTTGAGTTTCTTTAGCTAAATCAGGTGTGAATTTTTTGAGCGCTTTACGTAACTCAATGCCGCCCTTTACGCTTGCTGGCATTTCGCACCTCTTTCGCTCTGTCGCTTAGTACCTGTAATACTGCCTTAAACATACGTTCATCCATCGCCAGCACTTGATCGGGGCTAATCTTTAGTTCAACGGCTAACTGTGCAACCAAGTAAGTAAAGCTGCCCCGATCTATGCTTTTGGGTCTAAATCATCTAACACCTCAACGGCTATAAGCGTTGCAAGGAAATCATCGCCAAACGGCGGTATTACCTCTTGGCGCATTAGCGCATTGTGGGCCAACCAGTAAATATCGCTTTGACGCTCAAATTCCCTGATCTGTTTTTGTATGCCTTGTCCTGCATACTTTTCAAACGCATACTCCACTACGGGAGTTATTTGTACGATTACCTCGCCGCTTGCCCTTACGATCTTTAGCCGCGCCATTTCAATACCTAGTTAAATGTGCCTGTAGTTGCGTATGCAACAGTTGATGTACAAGTAAAAGTAAGGCTAGAAGTTGCAAAATCGCCAGGGCCACCTGAACCAACAGGTGTTAGGTTATTTACAAGAATTGAGACCGTGTACAACGGATTAGTAGCACTAATAGTTGTAGATGAGGCTGCACGTACTGGCACGATAAGTGCAGTAACGCTTGTGCCATATGCAGCTTGAAGTGTTGCGCATACTTTGGATGCAGCCCAATCATTAAGGAAATCCACGGCCAAAGTGCTTGATTCTAGGCCTTTGCTAAATTGATGAGATGTTGCACCCATCGTGGTTGTCTCGACCTCATCGAATGTTTGCGTTAAAGTAATGCTCGTAATGTATTCACTCAAATCAACCGTGGCAATTTTCAGGCCAACGTTATTATCTAGATAAATTGCCATTTACTTATTCCTCATCTTTCTTTTTTGTGGGTGTAACGTCAGGTGTCGTAAGGCCTAATTTCTTTAGTACCTCTAAATCGGCTTCGGTTGGGTATGGCATGTTTTAGCTCCAAGTGGTTAGTACGGATAGTTGGAAAGATGACGTTAAAAGTGAACCTGAGGCAACGTCTAATACGGACGGTGCGGTAATAGCTGAGATGTTGTAGGTAAGTGTTGAGGCATATAATTTGTTAAATACTGCAACGATTCTGTCTTCGATGCCTGCTAAATTTCCAGCATTGTCGTACATTGGCACGGTCAAAATAATAGAAAAGTTTGCTTTAGGGCTAAGGTTTTGTGAGTTATTGCTTGGCTCAATATATGGATCAGCAGGAGCGACTACTACCGAGTTAGCCAAGATTGTTTCAGGTGGAAAGCTAAATACTTGGTACAAACTGTTGTCGGTGAGCGCTGTAGCAATCGTGCTGCGTAGCGTGGTTAGGGCTGTAGGCATGTCTAGCCAACCATTGCCGACGGGTTGATATAAGGCGCTATAAGGCCACGTACTTTGCTAATCATTGAGTTACCCATGCGGTAAGGGCTTGGGCTAAAGCCATCAGGTGATACGCCGCCTGTTTGGCTTACTTGGCGTGCCTGCCAAATATCTACAGCTAGGCACATGGCAGCTTCACGTACTGCCCCTGTTGTCGCGTAGGTGTTGGTCTTTGTATCTGTGCCTACGCCACGGCCATAAGGTAATACACGTCTAAAATTCTGATCGCTGGCAGTCTTGGCATATTGAATAAAGCTATAGCCCTGTGGGTATTGCCAATAGTTCAGCTGCATATTGAACGCTGGCAAAATGTTAGCTGTGCCTGTACTCCATGGCAGCGTTGCAGTAATTGTGTATGTGCCGTTGAAAGTTGAACCAGCGCCTGAAATCGTTACCGATTCTCCTGTAGTAAATATTCCAGGGCTGGCCAACATAACTGTAGCAACGTTAGAAACTAACGCTGTCCCGACTACAGGCACGGAATCAAACCATAAATAGCTGTTAAGTAAGTCCTCTGCAGTTTGGCAGCACTCCTCAACAGTTGAATCAGAATAAAGCGTACCGATACCTAAGTTTGAGCGTAGCTCAGCCATAGTTACATATGTTGCTGCCATATCGGTACTCCTTACTCTAGGTAGGTAGGGCCAAGGGCTAAGGCCCTACCCACTATTAGGGTTATTGCTTAGGTGAAGTTGTAACGGATGATTCCCTTAGGCATCTTGGCGATTGTTGCCATATAACCATAGATGGCCACCTGGACCTGCAAGTTAGATACAACATTTACTGACATGTAAGCCTGTGGGCTTTGGTAAACAGTAAATGCCTCAGGTGCAAGAATAATTGCAGAATCATCAACAGTTGTTGTTGCTGCAAAATTCTTATCAACATAGAGATCAAGACCAAGAACGTTGCCACGGATGCTGCCAGGTTGTGCAAGTCCTGCAGCGTTCATAACTGTTGGTTGTGATGCTGAATAAATTGGGCGGCCTGTTGAATCTGTAGCACCCATAAGTAGCTGCCATTGTGATCCATTAGCGATGTAGTTATTTGCAAAATAGCCTGTTGCTTCGTAAACGAGGCGTGCAGCTTCTGATGCATAACCAATAATACCTGCTGATGTTGCAGCTTGTGCAGTTGTTGCAACAGTACCTGCAGTAATGAGCGCTGCATTTACAGTTGTATCAAGTGTCTTTAGGTAAGCATTTTGAAGTTGTGCAGTTAGCTCTGAGTAGAAATTTGGATCTGAGCGCTCTAGAAGTTCAACAGAGATTGTGTTCATACCTGAGTACTTAGAAACTGTTCCTGAAAGGTATTCAGTAACCATACCTGTATTTTGTACAGCGCCTGCTTCAGCTTCAACAGTTACAACAGGTGCAACGCCTGACTGGCCGCCTGCAGATGTAACAAGTGATGGCACATTAATAGTCATGCCGCTTGTTGGCAATACGCCGCGTGAACATGCATCAATAGACGGAGTACCAAAGCGTGTATTTGTTGGAAATTCTGAAAGGTACTGTGTTGGGTTGAAAGCAGGGTTAGTGCTAAATGAATCATCAGCAGCTGTTACATAAAGCTTTGAATCCTCGTTACCGAGTGCTGCTTTGATTTTGTGCTCTGTGTAAGCACCCATGTTTACGATTGGAGTACGTACAGTTTGGCTGTTGAGTACTGATGGACGGATGATTGGACGCGCTGCCTCTACAGTAGGTGCAGCTGTTTCAGGGGCAGATGCTGCCTCTGTTGCTGATTGATCGGGGGCTGTCGTCATGACATCCTCACTTTCGGTTTCGGTTTCGGTTTCGGTTGTCGTGCTATTGATTGTGGTGCTTGTGGTAATTACTTTGGTACTCATTGAAGTAGCAGCCTCTACTGGCATATCGCCAGCTTGTGCTGCAATTTTTTGCACGGCGGCTGAGGTAAAGGCTGGGCTTTCAACCAAGCTAACCTCTTTCAATACTGCCGCCGTCACCAAGAGATAACCCTTTTCAGGCTTTGATGCTGTCACTTCAACACCAACGGATAAGCCACTCATTAGTTGCTCTTGGGCTAGCAAAATCGCATCTGTACCGCGTGAGCTTGCGCTTACTTTGAAACTTGCAGTAATTCCTGCGCCATTAGATTGCATTGACTGCATGCGCCCGATTGGCTTTGTGTTGTCATGGCTCATTAGTAGCTTTACCTTAGATACATCAGGTATTGAAATGCTGCCCTCTTGAAATACAACAGCGCCTGCGCTTGTATTTCCAATTTCACCGTATGGTGCAATCTTTCCAGCAATAATACGGCGCTCGCTATCGCTTGCCTCGATATTGCCACTAAATGTTAATATCACTTGTACCCACTCCCTCACTTAAACCCATTGGGCTTAGTTGTTCCATAGATTGCGCTTGCTGTAAATCTATTAGTCCTAGGTTAAGCATTTTTTCTATTGCATCCAAACGTGCTGCAGTATCTGCACGTAGGAAAGTCTCATCTATTGCAAATTTTACAACGTTACCGTGTGCAGTTATATCGTCCATAGATAAACGGTTTTCAATAGCAGAAATAAATGGCTGTAAGGAGTAGGCCACAAACTCCTTACGGCCATCTAAGATATTTTGGTACGTGAGCGAATTATTCATATCTGCGCTAATGTAATAAGCTGGCACATTCATCAAACGTGCAATCTCTGTAGCCAAATACTGTGAGGCCTCAGTCATAGCCATCTCTTTAGGGCTAAAGCCAATATTTTGCGCCTCTAATGTGCTAGTCAAATATGCAGTAGATCGTGATGCGCGTGCAGCTTTCCATGCAGCTAGCAACGCGCTAATTTGTGCCTCAGGTAAATCAGCACCTGTATTTTTAATAACTGTTGTAGCCATAGGTGTTGCAAGTGCAACAGCAGCCGCCTTTTGTACATCCAATGCTGATTGAATAGTACGGCCACCGACTTCTAACACACCTGGCAATAATGATTGGAAAGTAACAAGTGAACCAATACCCGACATAGGAGCGCGCTCACCATTGACTGAGTAAAAATCTACTTGATCGCCATATTGATTAGTTGTAACAGTAACGCGTGAGTTGCTTACCCACTCAAAGCCACTAGGGCGGCCATCATCTGCATAAAGTGATGTAACGCGCCAATAAGCAACGCCATAAAATAGTAATGAATCAACGGTGTATGCAATCGTTACGCTACGTGGTTGGCGTATATCTGGTTGGTCTAACCAAAGTGGAGACTCTAACTCAACACCTGTAGATTTTTTATACAGCTCTAAATCAATACTAGATATAACACCTGCGATTAAGTTACGGCAGCGCATAACACTTGGCACTTGTAGCGCCGTCATACGATCCATGCCAACACCAAAATTAGATAGGCCTGAATTGAAGCTATAAACGCCAGCACCGTAGCCAGTATTCATAATTGCAGGGGCATACTGCGCTTCTATGTTTGTACGCTTAATGCCTAGTGTCTGCAGTAGTCCCATGGCGCGATTTTTTCATTTTGTCAAGCATTTAGCAGTTATTGCGCGGCGTGTCGTTATGTATATATTTTTGCCTCATTCATTGGCTTAGATAAGTGCAACGCCAGCATAGCTGCGCCAATCGGGGCGGCCACCGATCCGCTGGATTTTTTTCTGACGATACGCCAGCCATAATCTTGGGTTTTTGCGGCTACATTATCCATGGCCTCATCAAGTGATGGCTGAGCGCCATGAACAATACGGCGATTATCTATGCAGTCCTTGAAAGTAGCGCACGCGTTGTAAAAGGCGCTGCCGCTGCAGTCCTCGACCTTTACAGCTGAGTTATGCAAGCGGTCAGCAATGCCTTGGCCCGTAAATTTATCAAATAGCACTAATTTCGGCATCCACTCATCACAGTACGCTTTTATGTCTGCAGCTATCTTTAGCTGGTCAATCGCACGATCTGATTCCCACGTTTTAACAAGACTAAGCCCAATACGGCCATCGGGCAATATGCACCCAGCCATAAGGGATGCGTGCCTGCCTGCGTGTGGCTCAACATCAAAGGCGAACATCGTATACATGCCAGGAGACATAACTAAATCAATATCTGCGCATTCTTCCCAGCTACCTGGGGTAAATGGGCTGGTCATTGTGCCAACCCATTTACACAACGTTTCAGTCATCGCTGCGTTATAGGTTGATGTGCTAATTATTTCCTCAATAGCACTTTCGGATATGAGTATGCCTAAACTTGGGTTTGCCATCGCCCATGCGCTGCGATCCCATATGTCACAGTTATCAGGGGCGCTAAATTCATAGTAGCCAACGGTCTTAGGAGCTTTAGTAAGGCTGCGCTCGCGCATTTCATTCAATACCGTACTGTCTTTATGGCCTGCGTTTGACGTGTAAAAGCGCTGGCTATTTGGGCGCGTTAGCGTTGTACTCTTTACAGCGTCTAGCGCCTCGACTCCACACTCACGTAGCTCATCAACCCAAACCATATCGGCGGTTAGTCCACGGGCTGAGTCAGTAGTAGCTGCAACTACCTTCACCTCAGCGCCTGATTCTAAAATGATGCGTTCATTACCATTTGTGCGCTTGTAGGCCTTGTCTATATTTCCATCTTTGACCTGAGCCAATAGAAATGGGTTACGTTCAATAATGCCTGCGATTATTTCCAGCGACTTACTGGCCATCTGCCGCTGTGATGACATTATGAGTATGTTCATCTCGCCAAAGCAGAATAGCCCAGCCAATACCCTCATGCGCATCATGTGAGATTTTCCAGATTGTCTTGCACAGATCATAAGGCTAGATTTCTTGATAAACATATTTTGCTTATCTACCGTACACATGTCTTTAAGTATTGTCTTTTGCCAATCTAAAAGTGGTTGGCCAATAGCTTCAGCTAGTGCTGCAATCTCATCTACCCGTGATTTGCCACCGACCCAAGGCGTATGAAGCCTAGGCAATTTAGCCCCTACAAGCTTTGGCGCTCGTTTAGCCATTTACGCTCATTGTGGTTGAGTTCCTCGGGTCATCGGGCCTATGTGAACCGTTTCGGTTATTTTCGGGGATAAACAGGACGAAAAGACAGGG